TAGAACGTTTTTGAGATTTCAGTTAGAATGGCTGAATGCGGTGTGTATCGCTGGTTAAATCTGGAGACCGGTAAATCTTATGTTGGCAGCGCAGCTGATATAGAAGACCGGAGGAAACAACATATCCGGATGTTAAAGGCGGGCGCGCATCACAGTAGGAAGTTCCAAAATTCTTGGAACAAGCATGGCGAGACAGCGTTTCAGTTTGAGAGGGTGGTTCATTGTTCGGTAGACGAACTTATTTCTCAGGAACAGGCGCATATCGACGCTTTTGACGCATACGAGAATGGTTACAACATGTGCCCGATTGCTGGGGCACCATTTAGAGGTAGGAAGCATTCCGAGGAAACTCGAGTCTTGATGTCTGGCCCAAGGGGTAAGCAGACGCCTGAATGGATAGAGAATCGGGCCAAGACTAGGCGTGGAGTTCCTTTGTCTTCCCAAGGAAGAGCGAATGTTAAGGCAGCCGCGCAAAATCGGAAACTTGTTTCTGAAGAAGTTAGAGAGATTCAAACGAAAGCTCTGACAGCTTTTAATCAGTCCAAGGCCGGAAGATTGGTGGCTTCTGAGAGGCGTAAAAAGTTTTGGGTAAACGGAGTGTACGATGATCTCAAAGAAGCGAACATCCAAATGTTCCAATCTAAAGAGCATCGTCAGCTGGTCAGTGAAAACACTAAGGAATGGAATAGGCGTAGAACGTCTGAATTCAATTCCTGGTGTGCAAGAAAGCGTGGAGCTAAGGTAAAGGGAATTCCATTTATGGAACCTAGACCGGCTCAGATGTACTTGGCATAAGCCAGGAGGAATCAATAATATGCCGCAGGGGGGCTACATTTATCGAATGGGCACGAGCGCCCAAACAGAAAGTGTGATCAGCTCGAGGTTCAAAATTTTCAGCCCTGCCGTGGATGTCGGCAAGTTCGTGAAGTTGGGCGTCACTTCGCAGTTCAACATCTCGGAATCTAAGACCGTTGACCCCGTCCGTGGTCTAGGCTATGGTGATATCGTGGCCGAATTGGTGCCTGGTGTTACCAACCCGACCGAGCTGACCATCACTCGCACTTGTCTCTATCTGGCTAACTTAATGCAGATGATGGGATACAAGGCTGGAATCAGCGGCTTGGTCCGTTCCATTAAACACCACAAGTGGCCTTTCGACATCAAGACTGAGATTGTCTTCTCGGAACTCGCCAACAGCGATTCGAATCTCCAGGAAGCTACGCTTGCCGACATTCCGAACGAAGGTGGCTTGAACAACCTGGGCAACCCTGGCTTACATGCCGTTGCGACCCTCTATGAAGGTTGCTGGTTTAGCAACTACGGCACCGGCTATGCTATCGACACAGCGATGGTCAATGAAGATGCGACGATCGTCTGCACCGACATTTTCGACGTAGCTGGCAGCGTTTACGGTGAGTTCATCGACGCAGGCAACGCTCCGACCGACGTGACGAGTTCGAGCTTGCTGTATACCATTTAACCGGGCGGGGTGGATTAATCACCCCATCCTGAAAAAGGTCACGATGAAGTCGCCACTCCTACAAAAGAAGGGCATGGACGCCTTCCTCCAGGCCTTGAATGACCCTGCCACCACTAACCCTGACGACCGCACTGATAAGCAATACTCACGTCCTGAAGGTAAGGGCACCGAACTTGAGTACATGAAATCCCCTTCCCGTGTTACCGCAAAAGCTAAAACCAGATTCACCGGTCTGTGGGCGGACATCACCCATCCAGAGGCTACCGAACTTCCAGTGTCTATGAGAATGGATCAGCCCGGTGGTTGCCCCACTTGTGGTGGTGGGCTGACGCGCCGTTTAGATGAGAATGGAAAGGTTGAAGAAGTTTGCACCAAGTGCACTTACAAGCCCAAGAAGACCGGGTCCCATTATAAGACCGCAGTCGTGAAGCCTAAGTGCCCACATTGTGGTTCAACCAAATACTCCTTGATGCCAACGGACTTCGAAACCGCTAAGTGTGATGAATGCGGAAAGAACTGGGATCATGGAATTGTACCCGGCATAAACGACCCGAAGACCGCCAGCAAATGGGGTGACAAAATCAAGAAAATGGAAGCTCGCCGTGGGGAGTCCATTGAATCAACTCTGCTGAAAGCTGGTCTAGTTAATCCTCGTCCAGCTATGCGTCATCGAGAAGAACAAAATACCCATAAGTCTCTCAAGCGTCATAAAGAATTGATGGATAAGTACATGGCAGAGGGAATGACCAAAGAAGAAGCCTCACGCAAGGCGTTCCAGGAAGTTACAAAGAAGAAAGCCTATGGCATCAATGTTGCCACCATTCTGCACGACAAGAAATTCGCCGCCAAAAACGCGCCAGACCCAGGTCAATATGATGAGGAACATGAATCTCACGTTCGAGAAGAAGCCAAGCAGTGGGCGCAATACGCGGAAGAAGCCGACAACACAGAAGAAATCAAACCCTATGATCCCGATGGAGACTATCTGTGTGGCACCTGCGATATGCGTCAAGGTGAAGACCAATGCATGCGGGTAAATGGACCAATCAACTTTGAGAAAGGCAGTTGCCGGCTGTTTCACTTAGGTGCGCCGGAAAATCGGCTGCCCATGGAAAAGAAGTTTACTCAAGAGGAAGCTAAGTACAGCGAAAGCAAGTTTGGAGGGTTTGGTTGCCATCGGTGCGAATACGGGAAGAAGGCAGAAGCCCCTGACGCCGATGGTCGTGAACTTTGGTGTTCGTTCTGGGGAATGCATGTTATTCCTACCGCGTGCTGTGCTCAAAGCGAACCTGAGAGACCGAGTCAACTGGTGCAAATCGCGGGACTTCAAAAAAGACCGGATTATGGGAAGACCGGATCTTTACTTTTGAAAAAGAAGGCCGATTGGACGATGACTTGCCCATGGTGTAAGGGCACAGCGCGCAAGAATAAACCAACGGATGACTACAAGTGTACCCAATGCGATTGGACATCCAAAGAAGAGCCTAAAGCAATGGCTCAGCACGCAGCGGTTGAAATTCACGAAACTCCTCGCGACCTACCCCCACGCGACGATATGCGCGGTCATCTCGATGAAGAAGTCAAAGAAGAGATGAATGAATCCATTGATG